CTATCTCAGTAGTTTCTTTTAGCTCTTTGTTAGTCAATTGGTAGCTTAGTCTAGTATCACCAATGCTTTGATAGCTATCTATTACCAGTGCCTCAAATACACCATCCTCAATAAAGTAACATTGAAATTCAACAGTGTAAATTATACTACCATCATCAGATCCCCACCATATAGTTAGGTATCCTTTATTTTTGTATTCAATTATATATTCATTTTCCATAATTTCTATTTTTTAATTATAAGTAACAGGCAAAGTACATCCCTACCCAAAGTATTGCAAAGGCACAGATGCCCTGTATTATTTCAATAGTTCTCATCTAGTCCTAATTTTTCGATTAATAATAATAGTGTAGTGTATTTAGTTTGTAGTCTCTGAGCTGCAGGATCTTTGTACCCGAATGCTGAGACCATCTCATTGTACTCATCTCTAAGCTCTACTGAGTAGGCTAAGATAGTAGCTGTCATTTCTTCTTTGTTCATAGTTCGGTTATTATAAAAGTGGTTAAATCATTATGGCTAGTTCCTGCCATTATTTTGTTAGCGTAAATGGTAGCATCTTCTAAATCATATGCTGAAATAATGCTTGTCCATAAATCGTTTTGGTTTTCGTCTTGGTATTCAATTTTGTAGTCTTTCATTTTGGTTAGTTTTTAAAGTTAATAATTAAGCGTAGTTAAGCATTATTGAATTTTTCATCTTTGGACAACGTGCATCAGACTTCCATTTTCTAACTTCTTTGCTTCCGTCTGTATTGTCAAAGTAGCAGATTTCAATTTCATCTCGCTTGATTACTTCTCTACTTCTCCAACCTTTGATAGTTAGAACTTCTTGGATTCCATTGCTTGTTGAACGTGTAATTGTAAATTGATTTGTCATTTTGGTTAGTTTTTAAAGGTTAGTATTAATTGTTTTGTGTTTTGTTATACGCAAATATAAAGCGTATTATTTTACTGACCAAACATTTTAACAATTATTTTTAACAAATTAACAAAGTTTTTTGTAAAACCCTTGTATCTATTACGTTTCAGGAATAAAAAAAAACGTTATCAATAATCATTATAAATAAGAAACGAGTGTAATTTACGACTTCGTGTATAAAAACGAAGGTAATCTTTACATTATAATAAGGCTACACCCTTAAAAGTGCGGTGAAAAATATGGTTATTACCTAAGTAATGGCGAATTATAGTGGAAAATTTCCGTCACTAAAACGATTATATTCCGATTATAATAGAAAATTCTACCAAAATTTGTGACAAAAAAAACCCCTGCCAAACTAACCAAAGATGCAGGGGTTTCACTAACCAATAAACTTGTCGCTAAGTTATGAAATATTTTTCTTTATTATTCTATACTTTACCCAATCTTCATAAGTTTTATTATTCACCTTAAAATATTTATTGCAAGGATTACAGGTTAACCAATGGTGAATAGTACCTGCTGTAGTAGTTACCTTCTTATTATATCTTACGTTATTTGTTCCGCATTGTGGGCATTCGTATTTATCTCCTCCTGTTAATACAGCATAGTTAACCTTTGATTGTGTGTATGAGTTAAGCTTATCAAAGACGGCCTGTAATACATTTACATCCATTTGACAATAAGCTACCATTTTAGCCATTGCTTCAGGTGATTTTTTAAATACGATGTCCTTCCAGAGATCAAGGCCTCCTGTCTCCATCTTTTTACCTACTCCTAAAAACTTAGCTATATAGTCAAGTTTATTAGAGTTAAAGTTAAAGTATCTTTTAGCCTCTTTAAGAGTGTCAATTGTATTATGCATTGGAGGCATTGGTAAACCGTGAAATATGCATCTAGTTCTCAGCCATTTCATGTCAAACCTATCTCCATTGTGAGCCACAATTTCATTTGCTTGAGCCATAACCTTTAAAAACTTCTTTAGCATTGCCTTGTCAGACTGTTTACTATCCCATTCTAAGCTATGTACCTCGTCTTCACCTTCCCATTTATAGCAGATGCATATAATGGCTCTCTCGTGAATAATATCGCCGGGGTTAATGGTTAAGTTATAACCACTTCTCCAAAATATTCCGACATTAAAACTAGTTTCTATGTCGAAAAACAATCTTTTTCTTATCATTTAAATGGTAAATAGATTTTACTAATGAATCTTAGTAACAAAAAGGTTAAAAAACCTGCAAGAAATCCCCAAAAGAATAAGCTCCAATTTGTTTTAGTCTTTGTTAACTGTACTTCTTTTCGTTTTTCCTTAGCTTCTCTGTAGATATACTTGTACTTTAGCACATCTTGTTTAAGTATCTTAGTCTTATACCTATATTCTATCCTAGTCTGCCATTTAGTTTTTGGCACATAAACATTCTTGAAAAAAACAATAGTATCTTTTGACGTTATTATCTTTTCCCAAATAATTGTGTCGTTTACTATTATAGGAATTGAATCAATAGATACTATTTGTATTGTGTCGCTGTCCTGTATCAATTTTAAGCCGTGTTTAAGAGCTTTTTTATAGTGGTATTGTGCCTTCCTTTCACTTGAGCAACTAAACAACGTTAGAACGCTTAAAAAGACTATTATTTTTTTCATAGTTCTATAAGTGTGTAAGTAAATTTATTGCCAAAAGATGCTTTAGCCTTGTTTATTATTTTCATAAACTCAACAAAGTTTGCGTTGTATCTAAATACTTGACAACCTTCGGAAAAGTAATCCACGTTTGACGGGTCTTTATATATGCTTGAGCGATGTATATTTATTCCAAACATTCCTGTGTCTGTAGTTTTCTCATCGTAGATAGTATCCTTGTTGTTATCACGGTAGACTGTTACATTACCCAAGCGTTGACATAAAGCCTCATATTTGCCGTTATGCATAGATACAGCATAAACCCCTCTATATTGTCCGGGCTTTAATCTAGCTACTCCTTTCGAACTCCTTAAAATTTCAGTTGGTTTTTTACCGGGGTCAGTAGTTATTTTCCATTCGTGGTACTGCCATACTCCCATTAATTTATAGGATACAGTTATCACATCATCAAATTCATTGGTGACTTTCTTACCGGGCTTTAAGTTTCTTACTCCTACTATATTTACGTCATAGTCTTTATCACTATTAAACCAAACATAGCCCTTATTCTGTACTGCTGTCTGAATCTGCTCTCTTGTATAGCTCATCTTTCAAAAATTTAATTTCTTTTTTTAGTAGGAAGTGCTCAAATATCATGAGGATACTGAACACAGCTAATATGTATGCAGCGTATTTCATGATCTGTAAATCATGGCTTTAATCTTCTCCTGCTGTAGGAAGTTCAAATACTTAAATAGTTTTCTTATCATTTTATTGTATCTATATCCTGCTTAATATCCCTAGCCCTGGCAAATAATAGCTTCATAGCCTGCCACAAATCAATACCTTTTACTGCCTTGTAATTTTCTGATATGCTTATCACCTCAATAGACACTAATACAAGTGAAAGTATCTTAGTAAGCATTAAAGGTACACTAAAGAATGTTAGTATAATATCATTGAGAATAAAGCTGTCTATCAAATAGAATAAAATAACAGCCACTTCATATAGCATTAATTTAGATATGATAGCTGAGAGCTTCCTAGATGTAATAGGTATGCCTAATTTCTTAGCCTTCCATATTCCTGTAATAGTATCCACCAAAATAGCAAACCCAATTAAAAATAAGATCCCTGTAATAGGTAAAAAGAAAGTAGATACCACTGCTAATAATTGAAGGGATGATTTTTGAATAGAGGATAGTAAGATAGATAACTGTAGCTTCATTAGAGAATAAGAATAGAGTTATTATATCCATTTTCTCTGAACGTACCACAGGTACCTAGGCAAGTGGTTTGATATTGGTTAATGCAGCTGCAGTTATTAAACATAGGCCTAAGATCAGTATCCTGATTAGTGGTAGATATGAACTGAGGAAATAGGTTTCTATTAACTAGCAGCCATCTGATTAGTCTCTGCTCAAAGAAGGATGCCTTTTGTGCATAATGCTCCATTCCAAAAGCTACCTCATTACGTGATACACTAGCAGAATAATCTCCTGATTGAGTTTGAAGTCCTTTGTTTTTAAGTTGGTAGGTTAAGCCAAAGACTGCATCCTCTGCAGATCTCCATGCTATCACTGGCTGTATGAACTCAACTAAGTCTACCTCATCAGGGTTAAGTGTCTGAGCATTATACTGAGTTAGCATATAGTTATAAAAAGTAGTGCCTAAGATA